TGCCCCATTTGCCATTGCTTGGTATCAAGACCTTTCATGATTCCCAACCATTTGTTACGCAACAGTGCCACTTCGTTGATGATAGTTTCAAAGTCGATAACCTCATCCTCACCATCCACGTACTTTTCGGCGTCACGAGCAGTGAGTGCTCGTGCATAATTTTCTAAGTACTTTTGAAAATGGCGTCGACGGATTTTGCGTAGTTGTATGTTTAGGAGATTGAGTACTGCCTCAATCTCCTGTAACTGGTTAAATCTATGTTCGGTAATACCAGGTAATGCTGTGATGTTGCGTTCAACCACACCGGAAATACGGCATTCGGATTTGGCAGACAATAGTTCTTTTTCGTAATGTGAGATAAAGTCTGGTATCGTCCCAAGGTCAGCAACCACACGGCTATACCACATTAGTTTTCCCAGTCTTCGTTTTCGTCGTAGTCTTCATCTATGTCTTCGTCATCCTCTTCATCAAGGTCTTCACCATTGTCGAGATATGAAGCCAAGGCACGTTTGATGTCGCTATCGCCTTTAAAGGCATCACGAATGCCATCAGCGTCACTGTCGTTCTCCATTAGGATTTGAACCACAGTGTCTGCTGCCTCTGCGCGATCCACAGTATTGATATACCGTTTTAGTTCGCCCCAAATTTCACTAGTTACACGTTCGCTCATTCAGCGTCCTCCTCCACGATACTTACCTCTTCCTTCTGATTTCCAAAATCGCTCATTACAGTATCCAGGCAAGCATCATCATTGCGTTCCCAACCTTTGCGGAACTTCTTGATGATTTCGCCTTGGCTTGATGTGAACACTAGGCTATTGCCTTCTTTCTTGAGCAGGCCTTTTTTCTCAATCAAGTCTGTCAATCCCGAGTAAGGACTCATACCCGTAGTGTAAGGAATCTTGACCTGAACGCCTTCAAAAGGCTTGGCATAGCGTGTTTTCATAACTTTACAGCCTGCACGGATACCGTTGACTTCAGAGACTTTGTTGCCGTCCTCGTCTTCTTTGAGCTTCATCTTTTTCATTGCTACCACGATACTGCTGGCGTAGATGAAACCTTGACCACCGGAGATCTTGTCATCAGGATCAAACATGTCCTGACTTGCGTATGTGTGGTTGGTACATACCAAGCCCACGTTATAGCTACCAAACATGTTCACACAGTTACGCACCAAAGCGGTAAGTGCTTTGGGCTTGCGACCCAAGTCACCCTTCATTTCGCCTGCTTCAAACTGGTTGACGTCTGTGGGAGTCAACAACATACCCAGGCTGTCAATCACAAACAATACCTTGGGACGCTCGCCGTCTGCCAGTGCTTTGTAGTCACTCATAAATGTTGAAATTGTTTTAGCAACGTCATCAATCATGGCCATACTGAGTTTAAGAAGTTTGTCTGGACCTGTGTCAACCCCAAGTGCTTTGAGCCAGTCTTCATCCAGTGCGTTTTCACTGTCAATCAACACCACAAAGATACCTTGTTCTTGTGCGTGTTTAACAATGTTGCCTGAACAGATGTAGCTTTTGCCTGCACCCGAGTCACCAGCAAACACAGTGACTTTGCCCAAAGGAATGCCACGGTTAAAGTCGCCGCTGATCAAATAGTTTAAGGCAAAGTTGCCCGTGGAGATCCAGTCTGTCGGATCATTAAAGCCAATACTAAGGCCTTCGATACTTTTTGTAATTTCCTTACGAAATTTACTTACGTCAAATGGTTTTCCCATACTTGTTCCTTGAAGATGATAAAGAGAGAGCTGATTCAGCTCTCTCTAGTGCAGATTACTGCTTTTGACGGCTACGAATCATAGCCAGGATGTCTTCGGCTTTTTGTGTAGGCTTGGCTGCGCTGACCGGAGCCGATGCCATTGGAGTGTCATCTTCGTCATCAAAACCAGATGCTGGTGCCGGTGCTGGTGCTGCCTTGGCAGGCTGTGAATCACTGTTGCTGTCAGCAGTGCTACCGGCTGGAGCATTAACGCCTGCAGGGCGGAAGTACTGCCCCCAACGTTCTGTGTCGTATGGTTGACCATCTACTGATGCTTCAAACATCTCTTTCATCACACGCAACTCAACATCGGTTGGCTTCTTGGGCAAGAATGTACTGAGATCAAACAAACCATGTGTTTCCACAGCAGCCTGTTCAGCTTCAGTCAAGGCAGATTCTTTACGAGCCCACTTGCTTGAGTTGTAGTCAGCAAAGCCACCCTTGCTTGTTTTAGTGATACGGAAGTCTAGACCACGTTGTAAATCAGTTGGCAATTCTTCCAACTCAGGATCCATGAGTGCACCTTTGATCAAGGTAAACAACTGGGGTCCAATGATAAAGCGTCGAATTGGATTCTCTGGTGTCTTGTCGTCACCAATTGGGTTTTCACGAACAAACCCTTGGAAGATATATGAACGTTTCTTCCAGTATTTGCGACCCATTTCTTCAAGGCTCTTGTCCTTGAACCAGGTGCGCACTTCTGCCAGAATTGGGCAGGCGTCTCCCCACATTTCAACGCAAGGTACTTGTACCATAACTTGCTTGGAATCCATTTCTCCCTTGATGCCATTGAATGGCAATCGAATCATGGCACGTTCTGCCCAGAAAAATGTATTTTTTGTATTGCCGTCGGGGAGGAAGCGTAGTGTGGCCGATTGGCCTTCGTCCATGTTCCAGTGAGGGTAAATTGATTTATCACCTCCACCTTGCGAACCTTGTCCGCCTTTGTTGCCTTCTGCTGCCTGTAGTCGTGCGCGAATGTCTGCTAAAGTTGCCATAGTTTTTCTCCTTAATAAGTTGCCTATGTATATGCCTATCTAAAATTAGATGTAAGTTGCCTGTGCATACAAGTTGTATTGTACACGCTTCTATTTAGCAAGTCAAAGGAAAAGGCAGAAAAATCTGCCTTATTTTATCAGAAGTTGATTCTAGGTCAACTGCTCATGTTTGACGGTTTGGTCATCATGACTCCGTCAGTATCAAGGTCTTCTGTGGTATTTTGTCCTAACAGTCGGCGTAGACGAACAATGTCGTCTTCTGCTTCTGGTAGGTTTGGTTCAGGGTGACGTCCTAATCTGTCAGCTACACGACTTTTTATGGTCTTAGCATCTTGCTTGTTCATTACACCAGCCTTGGTTGTGCGGAAGTTACCACCTGGTTGGCTTGGCTGTCCTAGATTGCTGCCGCGTGGGCCACCACGACCATCGTCTCTACCAAAATATTGTTGATTTCTTGCATTGGTCAATTGATCTAATACATCCTGACCAAACCTTTGTGCAACATACTGGTCAATAGCATCATCTTCACTGTAGTCCATGTCGTTGCCGTAACCTTCGTAATCATAGATATACAAGGCACGTTTGAACACATCGTTTACGGAAGGATTCTTGCTGAGATCCAATGGCTCTGATCCATCGTATCCGGAGCCTTCTGTTACACCTTGATCGCCAGCAGTTGATCCCGCGGTGGGTGTGATATCAATGCCAAGCTCGCCTAGTCGATCAACAATAGCCGGATCATCCCAACAGTTGGCGTTGGGGTCTTGATCTGCCAAGTCGTTTAATCGATCAAACAATTCGTCGTCGCCAACAAGATCATACAGTTGTTCTGTAGCGTTGGTTGCGTCAGGCCCCACTATCAGTGGTTTACTCATTAGCTCTTTTAACTTGGCTTCTGCTTCTGGGGTTTCAGGTAGTGCCCAAGTTCCTTCCATGACCTTGTTGGTCCAGGATTCAAATTCATCTACTTCTTTCATGCTATCTTCCTTTGTGTTTGGTGCTAGTTTTGCTAGTATGGGCAAAGCTTCTTCAATTCTGTGGTCAATACTCTGTTCAATAAACATGTCACGTATGGCATCGGCTGCAACATTGCTATCAGTCAGTTCGCTAGGGTCGTAGGATTCACGCTCTAATTGATATCCGCGCTGTCCAATCATGCGTTTGGCCTTGGCTTTAAGATCGCTATAATGTCGAACTGCTGCTTCTACCAAGCTAGAAGTATCGCCAGAAAACTTTTTTGTCCTTGCGGCACGGATAAATCTACCCAATGTGCCCATTTCTTCAACTATCTCTGCAATGTGCTGACCAAATGCATCATATGGCGTTCCGCCCTCGGACACGTGTCGAGCCATGATACGTCCACCAAGTAGGTTACGGAATGGTAATTTGAATCGTTCGCCGTCGGCTGTTTCTACAAATAAACTTTCAATGGCACGATATCTGGCCTCACCCTCACCCAAGTCTCGATTGTGTTTGATCATCAATCGAGTTTGTTGTGGTTGATCACTGTAGCTTATGCGTTTTTTTCCATAGTAGCCCTCAAACAATCCCTCCTTGATAGCAGATATCCCTTGCATGGTATATTTTAATCTATTGATATTGTTGAGTTGAAACGTTAGTAGATTGCGTGTGGAAAATGTTTTGAGTTGTTCTAGAAACTGATACCATTCACTTTTGTCATCGCCTTCCATGGTACGACCAATATTGTCCCCAAAATACACCTCCATGTTGCTGTGATCGTCAATCAAGATAACCACTGTTCCGTAATCATGCGAATCTGTTTTCCAGTTAAAACTGAACATGTCAGCTTTGCTGGGATCCATTACTGATTTTCCAGCAGAATCCAAGAGCTCAGGTTCGAGGTTGCGTGTGACCAGAAGGTCGTAAAGTGAGTTGGCTGCGTTATTGTCCATATGGTGTATTTATTATAAAGTCATTACAAACGGTAAAGGTTCAATAAAGGTGTCTTGATGATCTCGCATTTGTGTGTCAAGTTCCACGTGATAATTTTGCAATAACTGTAACATACGAACCACTAGCAATGTGGCCATCACAAGATCGTCAGTTTCTCCTTGCTTGGCTGCATAACCTGCACCCGAGGCAACAAAATTCTTGAACTCTGTAATTAAACTTCTACTGGAAATTGCCATTCTACCAGTTTCTATTAGATGTTTGACTTTTGCACAAGCAGCTAGTTTAGGTTTGTTTGATGTATTAAATCCCTTGCGATACTTGCGCGATCCTCCTGCGCCCGCTTCACTAAGAAAATATCCTTGGATGTTGTCTTCTCCGTATTCTGCAATCGAGATCAAGGCAGCTTCGCCAATTGTATTGTTTTCTACTGTGTAATAAATGCTTTTTGGAGATTTAACAACATCGTTGATGTGCGATATAATTGATGCCAGGATACGAATTTGTGTGGGTATATCTGTTTTGTTGTGGCGCCACTCAGCTACTTGTACTGTGGTGTTTGCTTCAAACACTTGGATGGCTGCCGGATCACCGCCTGTGCCCAGACTTGGATCAAGTCCAATAGCATAAATTTTACCTGCTTCGGGTTTTCGATACCAACGCACTTCCCCAGTTTTGTACAAGGGTTCAACTCCTTCAAGTTCAATTAATTTAGCAGGTGCAATCAGTGTTTCATCGGCAATAATGAATTCGCAATCCATCTCTCGGCGAAATCGATCCACACCAAGAGCAGCACGTTGTTGTGCGGCCCAGCTCTCGTCACGGTCCGGGTGTTCATTCCAAAAACTACGATATGCTTTGAAACCATTGACACCTAGTCTAGTTGGATTGCCGTACTCATCTTCGCACTTGTTGGCGCCTTTCCACAACAAGGCAAATTGATCTTCGTCGCTGTTAGGAGTGCTTGTGATAATTGCCTTACCACCAGTGGCCAGTGTGGGGCTGATAGAAGTCCAAAATTCTGTAGCAATAGTTGGTCGCACAAACGCGAACTCGTCAGCATACAATAAGGATATAGACATACCACGACCAGTGTTTTCAGTAGTGGTAGCACTTACAATACGACTACCGTTATCAAACTCTAAACTACCTTTGTTGTAACTGGTAACACCTGCTCGAATATGGTTTGGCACGCTTTCATATGCATACCGAACACGTTGCATAATTTCCTGGGCACCGGTGTACTTGTGTGCAGCCACTAAAATAGTCGAGTCGGGCACAAACATTGCATACCATAACAAGTAACCCGCAGCTGAAGTAGATTTACCAGTCTGTCGAGGCATCAAACTAATACTGTAACGATAGTTGTGATATACCTCAATCAAGCGCCGTTGATACTCAAAAGGATGATATACCATTCGTCCACGAGTAGGGTGCTGAATATAGAAAAAATGGTCCATGAAATACAACGGACCGGTAATGGGGTCAGCACACTTGGCAAACTCGTCCAGTTGCTCGTCTGAGTAAGACACCAGTTGATATGGCGACTTTGTTAGAACGGACTCTAACACCTTGCTCATGAGTTGTTACCTTTTGGGGATTTTTTGATCATGCAGTATTTACACGACCTTTAGCGCAGAAAGTTATTAGTGGTCACTTTGTAGTTCACGGTAGCGAATCGCTTGCTACGCCCAGCACCCGGGCGCCCTCGCAAC